GACGTTTGCGAGGCGCTGGCTACCGGGGCTATCCGGCGCTACGCAACCGACTTTCCCCCAGAGTGGCACCACCCCAACCTGATCGTGACCGAGCATGTGGCGGGCTACACGGTGGAAGGCTTGGCTGCAACACAGTGGATGATTGCCCGGCGATTCCGCGAGCTGCTGCAACAATCTGTTGGCGCAACTTCGGAAATCGGCTAAGGTGGCGAGCTGAAGAGTTCTGCCGCATTGTCAAATCGGTGCGGCCGGCTTACGGAGACAGCTAGAAATCCGTCAGCAGGCCCTGCCGATTTTTTATGCGCGGGGCGCTGACCACCAACCCAAGGATGGGACGACACACCATGTCAGCAGCCGAAGTGAAAGAGCTGCGCGAGCAGCGCGGCCAGCTTTACGCCCAGATGCAGGATCTGTACAAGGTCGCGGCCACCGAAAAGCGCGCCCTTTCGACCGAGGAAAAGACCAAGTTCGACACGCTCGACCAGAGCCAAGAGAACCTGAAGGGGCGCATCGACACGGCCGAGAAAATGGAACGGTTGGCGCTGGAGACAGCCACCCGAACCGAGCAGCGCGACCGCGACGACCACGACGCCAAGAAGCGAGACAAGCCGACCAGCCAGGACGTCGATGTGGCGTTTCGCGGCTGGGCGATGGGCCGCGAGCGCGGTCCCGAGCACATCGAGGCGGCCAAGAAATTGGGGCTGAACCCCTACGCGGCCAACTTCGATCTGCGCCTGCTGAGCAAGGCCCCCAAGACGGTGGCCGAGCTAAACCAGCACATCCTGACCCGTAGTGCAACGGACACCCAGGTGGTTGGCGACAGCACGCTGGGCGGCAACGTCAGGGCAAACGAGCCAATGGCGGCGATTGAGCGGGCCCTGCTGGAATACGGCGGGATGCGCGAGGTCAGCCGGGTCATCCGCACGCAGACGGGGGGCAACCTGCCCATGCCCACGGCCAACGACACGGGCAACGCGGCAGTGATCGTCGGCGAGACGAGCGCGATTGATCAGGCCAACGTCCAATTCGGGCAAACCGTCCTGGGCGCGTTCAAGTATTCGAGCCAAATCGTGCGAGCGAGCGTCGAGTTCATGCAAGACGCCAGCTTCGACTTCGGCGAGTGGCTTGGCGGGGCGCTGGGCGAGCGCGTGGCGCGTGGAACGAATTCGCACTTCACGGCCGGAACCGGCACCACGCAGCCGTTTGGCGCTGCCACGCAGGCCCTGGCATCCACGCAGCAACAGATCAGCTACGACGGTCTGGTACTGTTGCAGCACCGTCTGGACCCGGCCTACCGCAAGCGCGGCGCGGTCTGGATGTTCCACGACAGCGTCCTGCGCCGGATCAAGCGATTGGTCGACAGCCAAGGCCTACCCTTGTGGTCGGCTGGGCTGGCGGCCGGCGAGCCGGACACGATTCTGGGCCACGGATACGTGATCAATCAGGCCTGTGCGACGGATGGCACCGCGAGCACCGGCAAGCTGGTCCTGTTCGGCGCTTTCAATTCGTACATCGTCCGCGACGTGATGGACCTGCAGCTGAAGCGGCTGGAGGAACGCTACGCGGAGAGGGGAGAGGTGGCATTCTTCACCTTGTCCAGACACGACGGGGTCACGCTGATCGCGTCGACGGCCACCCCGCCCATCGTGGCGCTGGTGCCGACCACCTAGTTCTGAATGACGGGGGCGATCGCGGGCAACACGGCCACGCATACACGCTCATAAAGCGCCGGATTGATCCCGCGGCGCCCCCGTTTCTTTCGCACCAAGCAAGGAGGCAAAACAGTGCAGCAGGAAACCGCACAAGCACCGCAAGCAGACCCGCGCTTCAAAATCGCCATCATCGGCAAGGCACCCTCTAGCCGGTTGATCGCACCGTATGACGATCCCAGTTGGGAGATCTGGAGTCTGTCGGACAACTACAACGTGATACCCCGATGGGATCGGTGGTTCGAGATCCACGACCTGGACCGCTACAAGGAGCTGTACCCGCCCTATTACGACTGGATGGCGGCACTGCCCGCCGGCGGCAAGCCCCTTTACATCAGCGAGGCCCGGGCTGAGATACCCGCGGGTGTCCCATTCCCCTGGCAGCAGCTGGTGGCCAAATACGGGCGCTACTTCACCAACACGATCAGCTGGCAGATCGTGTTTGCGATTGAGGAGCTGCGGCGGCTGATCCAGGCCGTCGACGGGGCACCCTCTGGGTCCGAGGGAGAGCTGACCCCCGAGGACTACCGCCGGCACGGGGCCATGATCGGCATCTGGGGCGTCGACATGGCCACCAACACCGAGTATGCGCACCAGCGACCATCGTGCGAATACTTCATGGGCTGGGTCAAGGGGCTGGGCATCGAGCTGCTTTGCCCGGACGAGTGCGACATGCTCAAGGTCGCGCGGATGTACGGGATCGAGGCCTTTCGGGGCGAGCTGGACCGCAAGATCCGCGTAAGGCAGCACGAGCTGCGCGAACGGCAAGCCAAGATGCAGCACGAGCTGGGGCAGGCCGAGCGGGCGGCGATGGTAATGGCGGGAGCCGACCAGGAGCTGGCCAACCTCGAGCAACTTGTCGGACAGGCCAACCCCGACCTACTCAAGTTCCTGCAGCAGCGCCGGCAAGGTCTGACCGGCGAGACGCAGAACGTAACCATCGCCCGCGACCAGCTTGCCAAGTCGGTCCACATGATCACCGGCGCCCTGGAAGACCTGAAGTGGACGCAGCAGTGGGCTTGAATTGGTCAGTGGTCAGTGGTCAGTGGTCGGAACAACTGACAACTGACAAATGACAAAGGACGAAGGACAAATGAGCAGCACCATCACCGTACACATGCGCACCACCCTCAAGCACCAGGGGCGCACGTACTCAGTAGGACGCGAGTATGCAATCGACCAGGAGACAGCGGCGCAGTGGAGCCAGGCGGGACAGGCGTTTGTCCTGCGGGGCGGACAACCCAAGTTCGACATCGAGCGAGCTGTCGATCCTCCCGTTTGTGAGACCCCAACCGGACCCGCCGGCGACGAGCCCGAGCCCAAGCCCGAGCCAGCCAAGCGCAAGCGATTGCCAGTGCGGCGACGTCGCACCGTGGGGCGCGAGGTCGGCGGCGCCATGTCAGCCGACCGGGTCCCCTCTGGGTGCGGTACCCCGGCCGTTTGACTACGCCAGCGAGCCGAAACAGCACGTCGAAGCCTGCCCGGTCTGCGGGGCGCCCTCGAGCGGCGCCCGCACGCTGTCAGTCATCGACCGGTACCGGCTTCCGGCCCGGTTTGTGATCTGCCACGGGTGCGCGGTGGTCTATGCCAACCCGCGGCTGACGCCCGAGGGCTACGCGCGGTTCTACGGCGAGGGCCACTACCGCCGGATGGTCCAAGCGGCCACCGGGGCGGACCCGAGCTGCGAGCATGTCGACAAATGCCAGCGCCACTACGCGGGCTGGCTGCGACAGACGTTCGCGGCCGAGCTGCGAGCCGGCCTGGCCCGCCACCCAGAGGGTACCCGGGACGGTGGCCCGGCGCACCTGGTGGACATCGGCGGCGGGGTGGGGACCATGGCGCAGCAGCTAGTGATTCCCCACGGGGCGATTGCCCGAGTGGTCGACCCGGCGGCCGACGAGATTGAGTATGCCCGCCGGCAGGGGCTGGCCGGCGACGTGGCCACCGCAGAGGCCTGGGTGCCCGACCGGCAATACGAGGTGGTCTGTCTGATGCAGACGATCGACCACCTGCCCGAGCCGGCGACCGTGCTAGGCGGGCTGCGGCACGTTTGTACGCGCCTGCTGCTGGTCGACATCATCGATCACCCGGCCTGGTTCGCAGCGCACCAGCAAAGCGGCAGCGGCCACACGGCCCTGAAGATCGACCACCCCACGAACCTGCACGACGCGGCCCTGGAGGCCATGCTGCTGCGGTGCGGCTTCCGAATCGTGAAGCGCGCCGCTCTGCCCGGCAAACCGGCGATCGCCTACGCGGCCGAGCCGATTGACCGTTGCTACTTCGGCGCGAGGCCGGGGCCCGCAGTGGTCCAGCAAATCATACGAGGAGCGTACTGTGCGCATACCGCACTTTGGAATAGCCGAGGGGGCTACGACTGCTGAGCCAGTCACCTGGTCCGACTTCGCGACCCATTCGCGGATCGACAGCACCGGCGAGCGCACGCTGATCGAGAGCTACCTAACGGCGGCCCGCATCCTGGCCGAGGACGTCAGCCACCGGGCGCTTATGCAACGCACCGTCACGCTCACCTTGGACAAGTTCCCCGCCGGCAGGCGGATCCTCGAGCTGCCGCGGCCACCGCTAACGAGCGTCACCAGCATCAGCTACGTCGACACCGGCGGCGCCACAACGGCCATGGCCAGCACCAACTACGTGGTTGACACGGCCAGCAGGCCCGGCCGGCTGCAGCCGACCTACAACACGGTGTGGCCCACTGCCCGCGACCAGCTGGGCGCAGTCACCATCACCTACGTTGCGGGGGCCACGACCAGCACCAACGTGGCCGAAACCGACAAGCAGGCCATCCGCATGCTGGTGGGGCACTGGTTCCAGAATCGGGAGGCCGTAGGCACGCTGCCCAACGAAATCGCATTTGCGTTCAACACGCTAGTGCGAGCCAAGGACCTGGGGGACTTGTGGTAATGCCAACCGCCGGCGAGCTGACGCAGCGCCTGACGTTTCAGGCCGAGGGGAGCCCCTCGTACGACACCCGCGGGCAGGTCAGCAGCCTACCGCGCGACGTGGCCACGGTCTGGGCTAAGGTCAAACCGCTCACCGGCAACGAAGCGATTCTTGCGCGCCAGCAGGAAGCGGCG